ATGAGAGATGACCCTCCAGACGACGATGAGTTTTTTGACGGGTTAATTGATACCGTCGAGAAGGGTGAGGCTAACCTCAAAGCCAAGATAGCGCTGAGTGAAGCTTATATCGACATGCTTGCCGCCTCACAGGCTACGATCCTGTCGAGTCCCTGGAAACTCTTTGACTACATAGGCAAGAGAATCAAGCTGATGGACGCGCGGCGGAAGACCAGGGATGCGCTTGAGGAATACTTGGCTTGTGACTTCCTACCTGGTGAGCAGGACGCCAAATTGACCGCTGAGGTCTCGCGCAGTCTAGGACGGTAGCCGATTTCTTTGGTAGGTCGGTAGTTCAGGCCACCTCCACCAATTCGAGGCCCTGCACGTTCGTCCGCGCGATTTCAGTGGTCTGGGACCAACTGCCGCGGAACACGACCGTGTAGCGGCCCTGTGTTGAGTTGCCGGTCGGATCGTAACTGCCCTCGGCGAGGTTGTAGACGACGAACGGCACGACGCCGCCCTGCTGTGCATCCCAGAACGTCTTGAGTGCGGCCGCGCGCGCTGCCGTCAGCCGTTGGCCCAGCTTGAACGTCTTCCGCGAGGTCTGCGCCAACTGCGACCGCTCCGTAGTCCCGTCATGGTAGAGGGCCTGAATCTGCGCGTATTCGCGCGATTCCGAAAAGGCGGTGCAGAGGGTGTAGGGCATCACGCCGCTCGGCGCGGCGTTCTGGATATTGCTGGGCATTGGTTCAGGTCAATCCACGCGTCGACGACTTTACATTCATGTGAACATGCTGCTGACGCGTAGGAATCGCATCCTCAGCGGGGATTTGCTTGGCACGCCGTGACAGCAATTCCAGACGCCGGTTGCACTGGCAGCTAGTGCGTGAGATGGGATCGAATGAATTGAAGCATCATTGGGTCCTTACGTCTTTCCGCTAAAGTCAAGGCGGTCAAACCGTCCGGATTCACGGCCGTTATATCCGCGCCACTCGCTATCAGCCGTTCGACGGCCTCAACGGAGCCGGCTGAGACTGCGGCCAAAAAAACGCTATTGCCACGATTGTCTCGATCATTGGGGTTCGCGCCGTGGCCCAGCAGGAGCTTTAGGGCGTCACTACGCTCCGCCTTTATAACTGCGTTCCAGAGCGGGCTCTCGCCTACAGAGTTTTTGGCGTTCGGGTTGGCCCCATTGATAAGCAATTCGGACACAATAGCCAGCTGGTTTCTAAACACGGCGATATGCAAGGCGGTCCCCAGAATGCGGTGTGCTTTGCCGTTAATATCAGCCCCCGCCGTTAGCAGGCGATTAGTGAGTTCGGCGCTGGCCAACGCTGCAGCCGCCGTCAGGTCTTGATCCAAATCTAAACTGAGTCCGCCGGGTAGGAGCTTAAACTTAGTGCTGGCCAATCCCACGGAAGCCATGAGGGCCGTAAATCCTTCACTATCCTCTGCGTTTACGTCAGCGCCGGATCCCAAAAGGAGCTCGACCATAGGCAGGTCTTGGTTTTTAACCGCCGACATCAAGGCCGTCGTTCCATCGGCTAGCTTCACATTTGGGTCTGCACCCCCTTCTAAGAGACACCGGGCAATCGTTGTGTTCCCGATCGTGGCTGCTATTCGAATTGCCGTGAAACCGTCCCCGTTTCGGAGGTTAACGTCAGCACCGTGCCGTATAAGACTGTCAACAATCTGCGACTGGCCCAAGTCCACGGCATACATCAGCGCAGTCGAACCGCCGACATCGCGGGCATCAATATTGATACCGCCTGCGATCAAGACTTCGACGAGATCGGCTCGGCACTCCGCGCCCGCGGTCTCTACGGTCAGCATCAGCGCATTGAACCCACGATCATTTTGAGCGTTCAAGTCTGCGCCACCGTCGATCAAAAGCTTGACGAGACCAGCTTGTTGTGGTTCAGCCGCAGTTTCCACGGCTAACATCAAAGCACTTGCGCCATTGCTGCTCTTGGCGTTGACATCGGCACCACTCGCAATGAGCAGTTCGATTACCGGGAGATGCCGGGCCTCCCCCACGGCGGATACTATAGCCAACATTAATGCCGTGCGGCCATCCTTCGTCCTTGTGTTGACCCCTGCTCTATCGATAGAAATGGCGAATTGCGCCAGGTCCCTGTCCCCACGTCGAACCGCCCAATGCAGTGGCGTGAAACCTTGATCATCGCGAGCGCTGGTGCTTGCTCCTTGGCTCAACAGGCTACGAACTGACGACGCGTCGCCCTTCTGCATCGCTTTTAATAGCTTCGAATCAATACTCCCCCACATCGCTTCAATTAACCTCGGAACCGCCGTCGTTGGCCAGATCCTAACCGGTTCTCCGCGAACGGAAAGCTCGATCTGAGAGCGCCCCCCGTAGGACGGAATCGATACTTGAGTCTTTCAGTGCAGCGAGGATGACAATGTGCTCTGGGCGATCACGAATCGTAACCTGAATAGTATCGCCAAGCGCGGCGAGCGCAGCCGTCTCCGAGAAATTCTTTCCCATATAGGCTAGCGCCACCATCTGTGAAAAGTTGCTTTCCTGAGCGGGAGGAGATCCCGGAGTGCGTTTCGCGTTCTCCATGCACACCTCGTTCCGTCCCTTTATACACCATTTGGCCGTGTCACGCCCGTCTCTGATCCTGACCGAGGCTCGCGGTTACGATACCACCAGCCCCGGTTGCTGAATGACCGCGGAATTCTGCAGCCTTCCATTACTCCCCGCCGCCGCACTGGACCACTGCGCCTGTACGAACTCCGGCGTCACGACCTGACCGGCGACGAACTGCGCAGCCCCTTGGCCGCCGACGTTCACTTGCAGCGTCATGGGGCCGGAAGTCGGATAGGTTCCCGTCGCGTAGCCGCCAAGCACCGGCAGATTACTCTGGAACGCATAGGGTGCGCCGTTCACGTAGGTCGCCTGCTGGTACAACTTGCCTCCCATTTCCGCGAGGCTGGCCGACTGCGGCGTCGTTGCCGATAGAGGCATTTTCTGCCCCGTAGCCTCCGAATAGAGCATCAGCATCTTCCGGACGTCGGGATCGCGCACGGCGATGCTCACGTGGCCGGCGTACTTCTGCTGCGCGATGCCCGCGATCTGCTTCGCCATCGAGTTGTCGATGCTGATGGAATAGAGCTGCTTGACGAGCCGCTTCGCCTCGTTCTCCGGGGATTCGACGCCGGCCAGTTTCTCCCCCAGGCCCGCCAGGAAGCCGGCGCCCGCACCGATCGCCGCGCCGAGCGGGCCGCCTATCTGCTCGCCGATCAGCGCGCCACCGGCGGTGCTTTCCGCGATACCTCCCCACGTGCCGCGTCGCGAGCCGAACAAGCCGTTCATCGCGAGCATCATTCCGGCGGCACCGGCGGCCGGAGACTTCGCGACACCCTGGATTCCTCCCGAAATCCCGCCGCCAGCATCGTCAAAGACCTTCTGGTTCCACACCGTGCCCTTCAGATTCTGGAGCGTCTTGGAGAAGCCCTCTTTCGTGAACAGACTGTAGATGCCCGACGTTCCACCTTTCTGATTCGCACCGAGAATCATCCCCAGCGGATTCGCGCCAGCGCCGCCCTGCGTGCCCGGCAGACCCATCGCTGCGGGAACGCCAGCAGATGCACCCGCGCCGCCGGTGAGGATCGGGATGGACATCGCGGCCCCACCAGCGCCGCCCACCTCGGCCGCGCCAGATCCAGCCGCGGCTGGCATCGTGAGCGCGGGGACGGAGATTCCGCCGCCGAATCCACCAGGCGCAGCAATTGCCGGGGCAGCCATACCCATGGCCGCCGCGAAGACCGCCGTCAGCGAGGCAATCGCGACAGAGTTCTGCGCCGTGACTGCCGTGTTCAGATTGGTCGCGGCCTGGAGCGGATCCTGTTTGCCGCCGCCGAAGATCCCCTTGAAAACGCCCGCAATCCCGCCCTGACCGTCGGCCCCGTAGATGAGCGGATGAATCGCGCGCGCCATCATGCCGCCCAGGCCCTCGGTGATCGGCTTCAGCACTGCTTCCTTCAGCGTGCTCGCGAGCTGCTTGCCGAACTCCTGCGGCTTCGTGAAGAGCGTGTGGAACAGGCCCGCCGCCTTGTTCTGGATCTCCTCCATCTCGCGCTTCTGAAGCTCCATGAGCTTCACGACGCGGTCTTGGTGCGCGTCATCGATCTGGCGTTGCAACTCGCCCTCGGCCTTTAGTCCTTCGATCTTGAGCCGACTGAGTTCGGCATCCCGCTGGCGCCGCTCCTCGGGTGTGCCGCCGGGCAACTTCTGAGCCTCGATGGACTCCTGGCCCACGCGCGCGATGGCCTGAGAGTGCTGCATCTGCGCGGCGGCAATGCGCAACTGCTCGACCATGAGGGCCGTCGCGACCTGGCCGCCGGAGGTCTTTAGCCCGAGCGCCTCAGCCATCTTGATCTGGCGCTGTAGCGTGTCGCGCTCCCGGCGATCCTGCTCGCCCGCCACGGCGTCGCCGAGCCTGCGGGCGTTGTCGTAGTTCGCGCGGGCGGTCTTGGACTCTTCATCCCGCTGCTGCTTGGCCAGGTCGATCAACTCAACGCGCTTTTTCGTCTCCGCGTCCAGCGCAGCCAGTGCGAAGTTCTTCGTTGCCTCGATCTGGGCGCGCTGAATCTCCCCATCAGTTGCGTTCATCTCGCGCATCTCGCGGATGTGCTGGCCGGCAAGGTCGAACTGCTTCTGCGCGAGCGCCATGGCGGTGTCGTACTCGGCGTTGACGTCTGCCTCGCCGAATGCCGCACCGGTCGCCTTCCGGTTGGCCTGGAAGATCGTGTAGTTGGATCGAATACCTGCCTCGCCCAGCGAACTGTTGGCACCGAATACGGCTGCGGCCGTCTTCCGCTGTTCCTCCTTCCGGAAGCGATCAATCTCGGCGTCTCGGATTTGCCCGGCGAGCTTCACGTTGACGGAGTTGAGTTCACCTTCCTCCTTCAGATGCCGCAATCGTTCCTGGTAGGCAGCGTTGATGCGTGCCAAGCCGTTCAGTTCGCCTTCCTGCGCCCGGGCAACCTGCTGGCGCAGCTCCTCGGTAACACTGCTGCTCTTTGCGACCTCTTTGAGCCGGTCCTCCTGGGCGGTGAGGCCGCTGTTCTTCCTTTCGAGGCCGTAGCTCTGGCCCAGTAGGTCAATCTCGCGCTCGAGCGCGCGCAGCGTTTCCAACCTCGGACCTTGATCGGCCAGCATGTTCTCGAAGTGGAGTCCGGGCGGCAGCTTTCCCCTGCCAGTCATCGCACCGCGAATATCTTCGTAGCTGACGCCCTCAAATCCCTTGCCTTGCTGGTAAGCCTCGGCCATTTCGGACTGCCGGATCATTGTTCCCACGGCCCCACGATACTGACCGAGCACTTTAGTGGGATCGCCACCGCTGGAGGTAGCTTTGTACAGATCGCCGATGAGGCCGCCATATCCCGATTTTCCCTGGACGAGCTTCACGAGATCGTCAATGCCAGCCTGGCCCCCGATGATATTGGCGAACACTCCTGGCGCGTTCTTAATGGCCACATCCGCGAAGGAGCGGAGGGCCTTGTCCATCTTCTCCGAGAGGTGATCGGCCGCAACCGCCGCCTCGTCGATCGCGAGCTTCAGGTTGTTCTGGGGCCGGTGCTCCAGTTTTGCGATGGCGTTCTCCAGCCGATCGTTCGTGACACGCATCTCGTCGTTGGCGGTCTTTGTCGCGCCAGTGAGCCGCGCGAATTCGGCCTGGATTCGTTCCGGTGCCTCGCGTAACTTCTCGAGGTTCTCGTGGAACTCCACGACTTTCTTGATCGCCTCGACGATGACTCCGATCAACGCGACAACCGCGATCCCGCTGAACGCCGCGCTCAGTGCCGTACCGACACCGGGCATCGCCGAGATGAAGCCGCGGATATGGCGCGGAATGTGAACGCCGATCTCCTCACCCATGAGGGCAAGGGAAGCCTTCGACTCGCGCGCTTCGGCTCCGAGCTGTTTGATCTCGGAGCCGCCCGACTTGCCTGCGGCCTCGATCATCTTGTTGTACGCTGCCGTGACCCGGTCGACCATCCCCTGCTCGTCGCCGAGCTTCTTGATGTACCGGTCCCGGTCGGCAATCAGGCGCTCGACTTCAGTCTTCCCGTAGGCGGCGGCTTGCTTCTCGATGGACTGGGTGAGCCGCTCCATCGAACTGCGCGAGCGGTCGTTCACCCTGAGCAGCATTTCGCCCATCCGCTCGAGCGACTTCTGCATGCGCTCGCCGGCACCAACGGTGCCCTTCTCCCATCCTTCGACGGCCTGGTTGGCCTGTTTGATGGCAGTGAGGACGCTGCGCGGATCGACCTCGAGGACGATGGATTCCTGGTCTGGCATCTACGCTGCTCTCTTGATGCGGATGACTCGCGCCTGCCGCAGAACGGCCCGGACAGCCGCATTGAGAGCGGTCCGGTCCTTGGGGGAGATCCCGAACTGCCGCTCACGCAGATTGTTCACGTGCGCGATCCGATCGGCGTTCGGATCGATGAAGCCGATGGCCGCTTTGTTCTCGCTGACACTCTTGACCTTCAGCGACCGCATGGTCCGCCCAGTCCACATCCAGTCGCGCACCGGCATCAAGCCGCGGGCCGCCTTGTAGTCGGGATAGCCGCGCCGCCCGTTCCGGCCCGGCTTGAGCGCCTTGGTGGGTGTGTCGTTCACGTTGAGCGCTTTCCGGATGCGCGTCGAGATGCTCTCTAACAGAACGCCACCGATCGTTTCCATGTCCTCCGAGGTGAAGGGGCCCAGCACGAAGCGGGCGCGTGTGATCTTAGTTTGGAAAGGCATGGGGTGGCTTCTGCGCCTGCTCCCGCTGATAGCGGTCACGCTCCTCCTTCAGGACTTGAAGGCCGCGGACCTCTTCGGCGGTGACGTCTGTCCAGGGAATGCTGAAGTGCGCCGCGTCGAACTCCAGTTCCAGGAGCCTCTCAAAGAGGCGGCCGGCGTGGGAATGCGTGCGGGCGTAGTCGAGATCGTCAAGCTTGCAGTGGGTGCAGCGATTGACGGTGAACTGCCAGCCACCGCACTGCGGGCAGGCGCCGGGAGCGTTGGTGTCGCCCACGGTCCGCGCCAGGCCGCACTTGCCGCAGGTGACGTCGTTGGCGTCGGGGCAGCCGCGCGGCCCGTCCGCACCGCCGTCGCACAACTCGGCCGCGCGCACCGACCGGAAGATCAGCAACCGGAGAGGGACCGGCGTGGGCCACTCGTCCGGTGCTAGGAGTTTGGGTCGAGCGCCGGGTCAAGGTCGTCGATGGCCTGGACTAGTTCCACGACGACCGCCGATTTGTGATGGGGAGGGACGTCGGCGGGCTTTAAGGATCCGGCGTAACCTTCAACCTTGGTCGCCACCGAATCGTAGAGGCAGACGGAAGGCTCGATCCGGTACCGCAACTCCTCCTGGCCGTGCGGAAGGTCGGTCGACGACACGACTGTCCGCCGGTACACGGTGATATCGCGTTGCGTCGGAATCTTCACCTGGTGGACGGTGTCGCCGAACGGCGTCCGCAGCGTGACGCGGTACTCGTCGCCGGCGCGCTGGCAGTCGGTGACCTCGCAAAAGGTCAGCTTCGAGATCGCGTTGCCGGCCTCGAATTCGTCAAACTCCGCTCCATCCTTGTCGAGTCGGATCTTCGTGAAGAGATCCAGGTCGGCCTTGAGGTTCGGCACGAACTCGGTTTGCGATTTCCGGCGTCCGATGGTGCGCCGGATGGACTTTTGCTGGTCAAGCCGTTCCAGCATCTCCTGATTGGTGGGCAACCGCAGGAAGGCCGTCTTCGGCGGGTTGGGCACGCGGATGGTGATGCCCTCTTTGGGAATGTCTCCGTACATGGGATCTCCTATTGCGCGATGCCCGTCACGCCGCAGAGGCAGGTCGCGGACATCACTGTGTTTTGTGAATTGCTGTACTGCGGCGCGCCGGTGACGGTCACGGCCACGATGCCATCGGCCTCGGCATTCTCGGCCACCTGGAACGCCATCTGTGGGAAGGTGAAACTCACCGAATTGTTGGCATCGTGCTGAACGCTGAGCGTCGCCGTGCCGGTGGTCTGATTGACAAGGGTGTTGTACTCGGGCGATCCAGCGAGCAGCCGCGCCGTGAACTGAAACGAAGGCACCCGGGCGCCGATCTCCATCCGGCCGCGCACCTGCAAACCGTTCTGCAAACCCGAACCGGGATAGAAGCCCGCGTTCAGCAACAGGTTGTTCTTCCAGCCGACCGACCCGGACAAGATGCGCTTCGTGGCGACGTAGTCAACGCCGTTCACCGAAAGCGACATCGACGCCGCGAGCATGTTGTTCTCGGTCGCGAGCGCGGGAACCGTGATGCCGCTCGGCGTCGTTACCAGGCCGGAGCCGACCCAGTTGACCGTCATCTTCGAAGACGCGCGGCCCGGACCGTAGTTGAACTGATAGGTGAAGTCCTCGATCGCGCAGCCGACGTAGAGATTGTCGATGGCATTGCCGCCGCCTTCGGCCACCTGCTCGACCAGCGAGAAGTACGGCAACTCGAGCGTGACGCCCGGATTGATGGGCGTGATCGTATAGGTGTACGGAGCCACCGAGCCGGTCTGCGTGATGTTGCCGAAAGCGTACGCCACTGCCCAGGTAACGAATTCAGCGCTCGCGTACTTGTCCAGGCGGTTTGCGATTTCATAGTGCGACGGGAAGGTCTGCGTGATGAACTCGTGGCCCTTGCCGATCTCCGCAGCGTCGTTTTCGAACACCGGCTTGGGCGTGGTCAGGCCGGTGTCGAGCTTCTTGAATCGCAGAAACGTCGACCCGGCGGTCGAGATGTTGGTCTGCTTGCCCTTGCCAAGACCCATGATTAACTGCTGAACTCTCGCGGGCATTACTCAGTGACCTCCTTGATTTGCACGTAGCCGAGTCCCATCAACGGCACGAGTTTCTCCGGCGTCGCTTCCACTTCCTGGATGTCGCCGGTGTGCGGGTGTCGCAGTCGGACGGTTTCCCGTGCTTGTGTGTTCTCTTGTTCGTCCATCAGTTGTCTCCGATCTCGGGAACGATGAAGACCCCTTTGAAGCGATCGATCAGGTCTTCATCGAGTTCGTGATCGATGCTCGGCGTGTCCATGATGTCCAAGCCTGGGTAGATCTGCAGGTAGCGGATGTTGGGTCCGGTGCCGCCAGGCGGGCGGTTACAGGTAATCCACCAGAGGTCCTCGTAGCCCACTGGGGCGGCCACGCCAGCCGCGTTGCCCATCCGGTAGTAAATGCCCCAGCGGTGCTTCCAAATGGTCTGGCCATCGAAATTGCCGCCCTTGGTGCCTTCCCACGCGACGAGCATCGAGGGCGCGGGCATCTTGTAGATGGCCTCCGCGAGGCGATGCTCTTGTCCCAAGCGAAAGTGGAAAGCGCTGATCCGGCCACCCATGGCGGCGTTCAGTTCCGGAATGGAGAGGAGGACGCTCGCGATCGCGTCGGTTATCGGCGCAGGATTCAGCATCTACGTCATCCTCAGTTTCAGGACCGCGCCACCCTCCGCATCCACGTCCACGTCGACCACGTCGTAAACGATCGCGCTGATCGTGATCTTGTCGCCATGCCGCGGTGCCGGTGTGATCCCGGCGAACCGCACGAAGAGGCGGACCACGGACGTGCCCTGGACACTGCCCGGTATGTAGTCCTCGCCCATTGCCGGTCGCTGGATGATGCCGGTGAGCTGCTGCGCGCCCGAGCCATCCTGCGGCGTGAACGTGACCGCTGTTCCAAAGGTGGCGAGGCACGCGGTGTCCAGCGCGTTGACGAGATCCGACCAGGCCATTGGCTATCCAGCGGGGTACGTGTACGAAGGCTTGTTCCAGTAGGAGACGATCAGGCCCTCGCCAGCGATGGCCGCATCGATCCAGTAATCGGAGAGATCCAACGTGTCCGAGTCCGTGCTGGACCACACCTCATAGGAATCGTCGACGCCGCCGGCCTGGTTCGGCCAAAGTTCTTTGATGACGCCGGCCAGCGTGCTCTTGTTGACTGTGGCAGTGCCAAAATACACCTTGCCGGTGAGCCCTGCGATCACCTGCACGCGGATGCGGCAGCAGGGCGTGCGGGTCGCGGAGAGATGAACGGGCGTTCCCGGCGTGGGCACATTCACCCGGCCTAACGAAGTCGGTGTCATAGCCAGGCCAGCACGTCGAAGTGCTTCGCGTTGGTCACGGTCACCACCACATTCGTCGACGTGTGCGTGCCGTACGTGACGGTGCCGCCGTCGGTTGGGATGCACATCACGCCAGCCGGTGTCGCGCCAAGGCCGTGAGCGACGTTTTGGCTCGCCCCGGTACCGACCTGCTGGCTCGCGAAGAACTGCTTCTGGAGCGACGGGTAAAGCCCCTTAAACTTCGGGTGCGGCCCGTTGCTCTGGAACTCCGGCGCGTTGACGGGGACCTTTTTAACCTCGACCATTCTTTTTCTCCTTCCTGGTTCTGACCGGCGCGACTCCGGACTTGGCGAGCGCCACCTCGAGTTGCTGCCGCGTGCCGACACGGCGCTGCTCGTACATCTGGCGGGTGCGCGTCATCTGGAGTTTGTCGGCCGGATCCGGCGCCGGGTATTCGGCTCCGACTTCGGGCGGCGTGAAGCCGCCGGGCAAGGGGCGCAGCACGAACAGCGGTGGCACGCCGCTGCGGGTCAACTGCGCCCACGAGAGTTTGCGAAGGAACATGGTTACACCGCCGAGATGACGCCGTTGAAGTAGAAGCCGCAGTCCTTCGAGACCACGCGCATGTCGAATGCGGCGTCGATCTCGACGCGGTCCGAGGCCAGATGCTCCATGCGGAAGCTCTTGATGCGGAGACCGGCGCCGCCGGTGGACCCGATCAGGCCCGTCCAGTTGAAGGTGTAACCGGCGCTCGGCGTCATCAGGCCGGGGTTGCGGGGCCGGTAGAAGAGAGCCGCGCTGGTCCCGCCGATAAAGGAGTTCGATTCCGTAGCGCCCTCGGCCGCCGTATTGTAGACGGCGTCCATGATGAGGACCTCTTCGAGTTCGAGGATTTCTGCCATGATGCGGCGAGTGGCCATCGCCGGATTCGGCGCGGTCTGGCCGTACTTGGTGCGGTCGATGAAGTCGGGATGATCGACGAGCTTGTCGAACACCGGGCGCGAGAACACGGCGATGTTCGGTACAAAGCCGCCGGAGTTCAACCGCGCCTGGGTTTTGGCGTGACGGATGTCGGTGATCGGGCTGGCCGTGGCGTAGTCCCAATAGATGACGTGAGTGCTGTCGGCGGTCGCCTGGCCCGCCACTTCGCCAGTCCACACGCCGGTCTTGAAGTAGGCCCCGGCCCAGACGTTCTCGCGGCGAATGAGTGCCTTGTTAGTCAGGAAGATGGTTGCGTCGCGGTCCGGAGACAGCGGCGAATCGCTGTTGGCGCGGATCTGGTCGTCCACGTCCTTGTGGAGCGCCCAGACGTCGCAACTGTAGGTGCCGGTCGAGTCGAGCCCATAGCCCGAGCCCGCGGACTCGGTGGCGAGGGCGCGCTTCTGCATCTCGTCGCGGTTGAAGTCGGCGCGCTTGTACGTGTAGTACAGGTCGCTCTTGCTTTCGACCGGAATGCCAGGGAAGGCGCGGTCGGCAACGAACTCCACGCCGGCCGCCTCCTGGCTGTACGCCACGGAAATGTTCGTCAGCGGGCGGTTCACATGGACATCGCCCAAAGTCGGTTGAGGCATTTACGTTTTCTCCTTTTCGTGTGATTGGGCCGCTGACGATTTACAGCTTGCCCTTTTGCTGAATGAGCGCCGGGATGATGACTCCGGCGGCCCCGGTTGCCAGCGCGCGGCCGAGGATCTTGTTGCCGGTGGTGGCGGTGACCGCCTTGCCGTTGACGTCGGTCGCGAGCAGATCGCCTGCCGTGACACCACCCGTGCCGACGACCAACTTGCTGACGCCGAGGATGCCGACCTCGCCAGCGGCGCCTGCAGCGTTGGGCTTGTCCTGCAGGATGCCTTCAGCTTCGCCGCCAGCCGACGGCAGTGCGAGTTGTCCGCTCGAGTTCACCACGACGAAGCAGAACTGAGATGCACTCAGGTCCGCGCTCGCCAGGGCGCTGATCGTGTGAAGAGTCTGTTCGTAGGCCATGTTCGTTTGCTCCTTTCCTTACCGCGCCAGGCGGACACCAGCTGCTTCGAGCGTGGCGATCAGTCCTTTGGCGTTGTGCTGCGCGCGAAACGCTGCGTATGCCTCCGGGTGCTCTTCGAGCATCTGGGCGTAGGCGCGCTCCTTGGTGACCTTGGTTGCGGTTCCGGAGACGTACAGCCCCGAAGTCGCCTGGCCACGGTTCTGGCGGGCGAACGCGATCGATTGCGCCTCGAGTTCCTGGACGCCGCCCCAGCCTGCGTTCGGATTCACGTGGGAACTGATCATGTGCTTCTCGCTTTCCGCGACGCGGGAGTGGGTCAAGGCTTCGCTGACCTCCGCGACGCTCAGGTATTCGCCCCGGCTGTTCTTCTGCATGAGGAACTCGGCCGCCTTATCGGGGTAGCCGGCCACCTTGCAGAGCGCGGCGATGGCCTGGATGTCGGATTCGGCGCGCATGCCCTTTGGCGATTCACCCCCGATCGGCACGACACTGGCCGCAGCCTTCTTGGACTTGGCCTGTTCCTCGTCGTCTTTGTCATCCTCGTCGTCATCGGCCGGAGGCTTCTTGCTTGCGCGCTCCTTGGCGTCGTCCTTCTTGGACTTCTTGTCGTCGGTCTTGTCCTCGCCTTCCTTTTTCGCGGCGAGGGCTTGCACTTCTTCGCTCATATGCACTCCTTCGATTGGAATTGCGGCCGTCGCCGCGCTGGTTACAACTGACGCTCGCTTACGCGAGTCCAACTGACCTGTGATCGCCGCCAGGGCGTCGTCGAGCGTGCCCACTTGGTCGGCGAGCAGTGGGATGGCATTGTCGGCCCAGTACAGACCGGCCTGCGTGCCTGCGATGGCTTTGGCCGAGGCCTTGCGATTGCGCGCCACGGTCTCGACGAAGATTCCGTACTCGCGGTCCACCTCTGCCTGGATGTCGCCTTTCGCGCTTTCGGAAAGCGGCTCGTGCGGATTGCCGTCGACCTTCTTCTCGCCGGCGAAGATGAACGTGTACTTGGCACCGAGATCCTTGTCGAACGCCGATTGATCCACGTGCAGGGCGTACACACCGATCGACCCTACGGCCCCCGTACGCGTCACGAACACGCGGCTAGCGGAACTCGCAATCGCGTAGGCCGCCGACAGCGCGATATCGTTCGCTGCGGCGTAAACGGGCTTCACGCCGCGAATCGAGTAGATGTAGTCGGCCAATTCGAAGCATCCGCTCGTCTCGCCGCCGGGGGAATCGACATCGAGCAGGATCGCGCGCACGCTGGCGTCGTCGACGGCGCGCGCCACCTGACGTTGGATCTGCTCATACGAGCTGGCGCCGCTCCACGAGGATAGGAACGACTCCTTCTTGAGCAGCGTTCCCTGAACTGGGACCACGGCGACGCCGTCCAGCACGGCATAATCGCGGTCTTCGCCCGCCTCCGCGTAACGCGCCATCAGCGTCGCTGTGTCATCCATTGGTACGCGCGTGGCCAGCACCGCATCGGGATCGATGCCCAGCCGCGGCCCCAGGGCCTTGATGATCACCTCCAGCTTTGGCGGGTGAATCATCAACGGGCAGTTTACGAACCGAGATGCCACATGAGTCAGCGTCACTGGACCTCTACCTTTCCGCTTGTGGCGTCCTTCTCGACTTCTTCCTCGGTCATTCCCGCGTTCCTGCCCGTGAGAATCTTCCTGCCATCGGAGTCATAGGAAAGCCCCATCCTGTCGGCGCGGTCGTTGTCAGCCTTCTGCTCGGCGTCGATTACCGAAGCGTCATACCCTTGCGCCGCGCACTCGATCGAGCGCGTCGAGAGTCCATCGCGAATCGCACGCTCTGCTGCTTTCATGTCCTTTTCCGGATCGACCCACGGCCAGCCGGGCGTCACCCACTGCGCCTCTTCGAAGGGCCCCGGATCCTTGTCGTAGGCGTTCAGTAACTCGACGCCGAACACCATCGCGAGCATCGCTTCGCGTAACCAGCGTCGATAGATCGGGTGGCAGACCTGGTAGATGAAGACCGAATACTGAAACTGCTCGCACTTGCGCCGGAACTCCAGCAGGCCGGCGCGGATCGACGAGTAGTTGATCCCCGAGAGATCCCCGCTGATCTGGTACTCCGCCAGACCCGCGCCACTCGCGAACGCCTGGAGGCACGCCCGGACGAACGCCTTGTAATCGCCGCTGTCCTTGACCTCGGCGAACTGAACCTCTTCGCCGAAACCCAAAACCGGGAACGTGCCCGGCTCCAGCTTCGAGATCTGCGTGCCCGGATCGGCCTGGCTCTGCCCGTTCGAAGTCTGATCGGGCGCCATCACAGGATTGTCCGGACTCACCTGCTTGATGAAGCCGGTGATCATGGCCGAGATCTTCTTGCGGACGATCTCGGCGTCCGTGTATTGCTCCAACTCGTAGAGCTTCGCAAGCACCGTGGTCAGCCACGGTTGGCCGCGGAACTGGCCGGCGCGGACCGGTTTGTAGACGTGCAGCACGTCGCTCGCGGGCACCCGCTCCACCTGGAGCGCTTCGAGCGGATAGAACATCGTCTCGCCCGGATGCGCCCGCCAGAAGTGGTATGCGGCGCGGCGGCCATCGGGCCGGAACTCCACGCCGCAGCGCACCCGATTTGCCTCGGGTACGTCCGAAGTCGGCTGGTTCCGCCACAGCGGTAACTGCTCGGCCTCGATCAACTGCAACTGGAGCGGCACGGTGAGCCCCTCCTTGGGCGAGCGCGGCCGAAAACGAACGAAGCACTCGCCGGCCTCCATCACCTCGCGGGCGATGATCATCTGCTGACCGTAGAAATCCGTTTGCCCGGAAGCAGGGTTGCGCGGGTCGTACTCGACATCCGATTCCCGAATCCAGCGCGCCCACTTCTGACGGATCAGCTCCCGGACCTGCTCGTCCGGATGCTGCGGGATCAGCCGTATGCCGCGCCCGATGGCGTTCGCCACGTACGAATCCACCGCTCCGGCCGCCCACGCGCTGTTGCGGACCGCGTCGCGGTTTCGGGTCAGCAGCTCCAGCCCGTGCGAGAACAGGAGCGTGTTGAGGCCGAGATAACTCGGGTTCCATCCGAAGCCCCGCCGACCCTTGCCCGCCGCATCGAACGGCGTGTTCCCCATGCTTCGAGTGCCGCGCGGCACGCGCGGCACGGATGGCGGCTCGTGGCCGGCGGCGCGGGCCAGCGACATCAAAGTCTCGATAGGCACTTTGGGTTAATGACCCCATCCCGAATTCGTGTAGATGCGCACCTGGCGGATCTGCTGTGGCCCGCTCTGCTGGGCGATGTCGTTGAGAATCAGGTTCCGGAGCTTGATGTAGTCGTCAATCGTGTCGAACTCAAAGTCGCGATCCTGGAACCGGATACGCTTCGCGCCCTGCTTGCGCGCGGCGTCAAGCGCGTCGAGATCGGTCTGGCTGAACGGCATTTAGATCTCCACCTTGAATCGAACCTGATTGCGGGGTTGCGGCGCGCGCGTCCGCTGCTGTTGCGGCTTCCCATCGTTCGTGGGAGGAGTTGCTGCCCGCCGCTCGAGTTCCGTCCAGTGCTTCTCCTGGAACCTGTCGATTCCAATGCGGCCAGCCGCGGCGCGCGCGTACACGCGGCAGTCCAACGCCTCATTGCGCTCGCGCATCTTCTGCCATTCGTGCCGCCGGTAGCCCTTGACCAGCTTCGTCACCAATTGCTCGGCGGTGATTTGCCTGAAGTACTCGTCGCTGTACTTCGGAAAGTGACAGAAGCCAGGTGGGAATATATTCCCCTTTTCGATGTCCTCGTCGGTGGGCCGGTCGAGGCGCAGCCATCGGTACAGTTCCTCCTTCGCCATGCCGGAGTTGACCGGCCACACGCGAATGCCACGCTTGATCCGGGCGCCCTGCGGACCCACATCTACCGGCGCAGCCGCGCCGAGCAGTGACGGCGCACGGGAATCACCCTTGACCACCAGCACCCGCCCACCCTGCCGCCGCGCCCACTGGTAGACCTCTGTGGTGGCGAAGCCGGAGTCGATGGCTAGCTGCAGGATGGGTAATTCCAGCCCCGATGCCGTGGTGAAGGTTTCGTCCAGCAGGCCGGTCAGCTTCTCCCACACGGCGGAGCGCGATGTGTCGCCTTCGAATACCCGGTAATCGACCGACCACGATTCCTTGCCGCGCCCCCATGCAACAATCTCGACCTCGATGCGGTCCTTCTGAACGTCCGCGCCCGCCGTGAGGAAGAGTCCGCCGCGCGGCACTACGCCGATTCGGTAATCCTCGCGCCGGTCATAAAGCTTCTGCCAGTCCGGAGCCTCGCCAAGCAGGGTCCACGTCTCGCCCAACACAGTGTTAACGAAAACCTGAAGCAGCGATGGGTTCTTTTGCGCCTGCTCGAACTGCTTGGCGGCATCGGACCAGGCGAACCAGCCGACCGGCGAGTAGAGACTCGACAGGTGAAAGCCAGCCGTCCGACCATCACCCGACCCGGCCTTGCGCCATTCGCCGCGCGGCAGCATCCACTGCTTCTGGTGGTTTTGAATCTCCTGCCGGCAGTGCTCGCAAACGTAGACCGTCTTTTCCGGTTCGCCCTTCGGCCACTGCAACTGCGAGAACTGCAGAATCTGGAACTCCCCGCAGTGCGGACACGGAACCCAAAAACGTCGCTGGTCGCTCTCCTCGAAGGCCGCCTCTACCCTGCTCATGCCAGTGATCTTGGGCGTTGAGCAGAGAAACACCTTGCGCCGCGCGAACGTGCGCGTACGGGCCATCGCCAGATTGACCGGATCGCCTTCGCCCTCGACGTCGCCTGGGTAGGCGTCCACTTCGTCGAGAAACAGGAACCGCGCCGCCATCGAGCGCAGGCCAACCGCACTGTTTGCGCCCGTCATCACCAGCACGCCGCCCGGAAACTCTTTCGAGAGGATCGTGTTCCCGGAATCGCGAGAGCGCGGACTCTGCACGAGCTCGCGCAGCACGTCCGACTCCTCGATCAGCGGATCGACGCGCTGCTTCGAGTTGCGCTTCGCCATTTCGACGGTGGGTTGCACCGCCATCATCGGCCCCGGCGCCTGGTGAACCACGTACCCGATCCAGTTGTTGCCGCACTCGGTCCCGCCGATCTGTGCCCCTTTCATGAACACCACGCGCTCGATGGGCGACGACGGCGAAAGGCAGTCCATGATCTCGCGCAGGTAAGGGGTGCGATCGGTGCGCCACGGTCCCGGCTCTGCCGATGCCCGCTGCGACAACTTCCGGTATTTGTCCGCCCACTGAGAGATGGTGAGCAGAGGATCCGGCCGGATGCCCGCCGCCGCAGACCCGAAGTAGATCTGTTCAGCGCTGACCGAGCTCATCGGCGAACTCCTCCAGGATGTTTCGCATCTCGGCGAGCATGGTGCCATGCACCTTCGCCATGTTCAGGCCGTCGATCAGCGCCAGGTCTACGCCGGCGGCTGTCAGTGCGGCGCGAATCTCGGCGAGCGCCGCGCCCACGACACGATCCGGCACGTTGAGGAGCCGGTCGCGGATCATGCGCGAAAAGTTGTAGGCTGACACGCGCACTTCGTCCGCGTTGATGAGCTTCTTGGTCCGCGCTTCCCAGGTCAACTTCGCCAGGCGTGCTTCGTAGGCCTCCCGCACCGCGCGCGACTGCGCAAAGCTGGGCCCGGCGACCAGAGGCTCGGACGCGGCGGCGGCGCGCGGCGCGGCTCCCGGCTTGTTCACTGGACTGCTGTTGCGGTTCCAATCGCGATCCGCCTGTTCGACGTCGATCTTGCCATCCACCGTCCGAATCCGGCCCTGTTTGACGGCTTTCTCTACAGCCGTGTGGCTCACGCCGCGATGCTTGGCGTAACCGCGGATGCTCACCAAAGGCACGGTCTTTTTCTCGAACTTTCCGCTTGCTTCTTCGCAGACCCGAAGTGATGAATGGGTTCGCGATGATCACCAAGGACGAACTGATCAAATGGGCCACCAGCCAGGGTTGGAAGCTTGATCGCTTCGGCCATCTGAAGAAAGAGCTTGAGAACGGCACCAACCGCCTCAAACTCAGCCGGATCGCCGCCCGCCACGAAATCCACACGCCCTTCGGATGGGCTCGCCTCCGGAGCGGCTATTACAAGGACCTTTCAATTACCGCCGACGGGAAACTCGCCGGCATGACTCGTTAACAAGGAGACAAACCATGACCACTTTCGTAATCGACACCGACAACAACATCACGGCGTTTGCCGCACTCGAAGACGCGCTGAACCACCGCGTCGGAAGCACTGAAGGCTCCTTCTCGAGCGAGAAGGAACTTGCCAAACTCTCGGCCGCCTGGCCGATCTCCCGCTTCGTCGACGTCTGGAACGCCTTTGCAGGCGTGGTTCCCTTCGACGATCTGAAGCCGGTCAAGAAGTTCACGGACCGCAAGACGGCGGTCGGCCGGATCTGGAAGGCCATCCAGGCACTGACGCCCGCCCCCGCGCAACACGCCGCCCCCGCCGCGCCGAAGAAGGCCAAGGTTACCAAGCAGGCCACCGCCACGGACGGCGCGACTGGGGCCAAAGGGGCGCGAGAAGGCAGCAAGAAGGCCAAGGTTCTGGAGCTGGTCCGGCAGCCGGGCGGCGCGACTCTCAAGCAGATCATGGCCGCCACCGACTGGCAGGCCCACAGCGTCCGCGGCTTCATCTCCGGCAGCCTGACCAAGAAGATGGGCCTCAAGATCGAGAGCATCAAGCGTGAGGATGGCGAGCGCGCTTACGTGTTGGCTCAGTAGCAAGCCTGCCTCCAATCCCACCTTCCGCCGCCGGCCACCACGGTCGGCGGTTTCTTCGTTCTTCGCGCAGATTCCGCTTGATCGTTTCTGGCTTCCGAGTGATGAATCGTCATGCAAGGAGATGAACACGATGGCACGCACCAAACAGACCAGAACAAACGCAACGCCCGGATTTGCAATCGAGATCAAGGACGACACCGAACTTGGGCTCGCGATGCTGATCGCCGACCTGGGCGACGGCCACTACCAGCCGATCGGGGTGGTGGTGAGCATCAACGAGGCGCGCGAGATTGCCGCCAGCGACATGCGCGGCCGCATGCGCGACCTGGAGGCCGGTGACACGCCCGCCTGCCCGGAAGGCTACGTGGTTTGGGCGCAGGGACTGGAAGGCACCTACCGCGAAGTGAAGCGCCTGATGCCGTAACCAACCCATCACCGACCGCTCCTCCCGCCGCCTGGCTCAATCGCCGGCGGCGGCTCTGTTCTGGATCTCCTGCACCAACAACTCCAACCGTGCGCGCACGTTCTCCTCGCGCAAACTGCACTCCGCCGAGCGCACGTAGGTCCCGTTGATCCGCGAGATGATCCGGTTTTCGAGCTCCGCCAGTTCCCGGCGCACCTCCGCGAGCAACGCCCGGTTCTGGAGCCCGACAAAGGCGCCAATCAGACCGGAGACGAGGCCGGTCGCCGGAATCAGGATCCGAAGAATTTGATCTTCCATGGGAGAGCTTCAAGAATTCGTAACTCGGTCGACCAGTCCGACAGGGCCAGGCACAATCCCTGGAGATCCGGGTTTCCCGCGCGGATCTCGGCCTCTATCGCCACCAGTTCCCAGTGGCACCGTTCGATTCATGCGGCCAGGTGCAGCCGCTCCACCGCCAGGTCTTTGAAGGCGCGCCCGTCGCTTTCGAGCACCGCCTGCTTGCCGCTGTACTCCTGCCAGCGGCGGATGATCACGTCGCAGTACTTCGGCTCCATCTCGATCAGCCGCGCCTGGCGTCCCGACCGCTCACAGGCGATTAAGGTCGAACCCGATCCGCCAAACGGATCGAGCACGGTGTCCCGGCTCTTGCTTGAGTTGCGCAGCGCGCGATCCACCAGCTCGACCGGCTTCATCGTCGGATGCAGATCATTGGCCACCGGCTTCTTGATGAACCAGACGTCGCCCTGATCCCGCGCACCGCACCAGAAGTGGTCGGTGCCTTCCTTCCAGCCGTAAAGGACCGGCTCGTACTGCCGTTGATAATCCGACCGCCCCATCGTGAAAGTGTTCTTCGCCCAAATGACAAACGTAGACCAGTGGCCGCCCGCCTCTGTGAAGACACGGTGCAGCGTATGTAACTCCGAGGACGACATGCAGATGTAGATCGCGCCCTTGGTGACCGCCAGCATGTTGACGCAGGCATCGCGCAGGAACTGTTCGAAGTCCGCGCCGAGATTGTCGTTGGCGATCTTCCGCGGCTTCTTCCCCTTCTGGCCCCGCAGCTTGTCCTTCATGGTCGCGCCGTAGTTCACGTTGTACGGTGGATCGGTGAAGACCATGTCGGCGAGGCCTCCGGCCAGTACCTTTTCGACCGCTTCCATCTGTGTTGAGTCGCCGCAGAGCACCCGGTGCTCGCCCAGCACCCAGACGTCGCCGGGTACCGTGACCGCCGTCTCCGGCAACTCCGGCGCGGTGTCCTCGTCGGTGTTGCCTTCAACGACCTGCTCTGGATCGCGAAGCAGATCTTCGATCTCTTCATCGGTGAAGCCGACGATGTCCAGATCGAAGCCGTCCTCACGCAGGGACTCCAGTTCGACCTTTAGCATCTCCTCGTCCCATCCAGCATCGAGCGCCAGACGATTGTCGGCGAGCACCAGCGCGCGGCGCTGCGTTTCGGTGAGGTGCCCGAGGACGAGCACGGGCACCTCGGTCAATCGGAGCTTCCGTGCGGCGAGCAGTCGAGCGTGGCCGGCGATGATCACGCCATCCGGTCCGACGAGGATCGGGTTGACGAACCCGAACTCGGCGATCGATGCCGCAACCTGCGCCACCTGGCTCTCAGAGTGAGTGCGCGCATTGCGGGCGTACGGGATCAACCGCTCGACCGGCCATCGCTCGACTTGAAGCTCCATTAGGCTTTGCTCGGTGCCGACTTCGTGAACAGGCCGAGTTCGTTGTGCAGTTCGACGATCTGGGCGATCATCGGCACCACGACCCCGACCAGCTTGTCCCAGGAGAACGATGTGGTCAGCTCGCTTGAAGCGTCATAGGCCTGCTTGATGACGTTCAGGATCAGGTCGAGTTTCTTCTGCCCTTGCCCGGGCAGCGGGATGGCGGCCTCAACTGCTTGAACGGCGCTGAGGATGATCGGGAACAGCTTGAGGATGATGGTGAGTTTATTCATCGGTATGGTCTCCATCGAAAAGGCCGGGGCGGTTCGTGGTGGGATTTGGTGAGCCGCCCCGGTTCGGAGGAAGGTGTTACGCGGTCGTTTTCGGCTGTGCCTGGTTGACGGTGTTGGCGATCGCCGTGGTCGCCGTGGTGAGGGCCTGGACGATCTGCTGCAGCGTGGCGAGGACCGGGGTGATGGTCGCGTCCACCTGCTTGGCAACGGCGGCGGCCACGGTCTGGGCATCCACGCCCACGCCGGCGGCGCTGACGTCGGTCGCGCGATTGGCGGGAACGGCGCCCGCCGTGAGGTTGGAGCCGGAGCCGCGGGTCACCGGGTTCAATTCGTCGGTCCACAGAGCATCAGCCGCGACATCGGCGTGCCGGATGGCCTGCTTGCCGACCATGTTGGCGGTCTCGACCGCGTTCTGCAGAGCCTGCGAGGCAATCTGGTTCAGTCGCGTGGTCTCAATCAGCGACTGTCGCGCGGCCTGGACGTCCAGATCCTGGTACACGTCGTAGGTGCGCTTGATGTTGGCGTACGTCACCCGCTGGTTCTCGTTGTGGGTGGCGCCGCCGGTGGCGTTGGCGTTCTTGAAAGACTCGTCCGTCCCGGTTTCGAACTCGCGTTCGCCCTGGTTCGGAGTGGCTACTTCGGGCATGCTTGGTTTTCTCCTTGGTTGAATTGATCGTTCGGCTTGCGCGCTGCGGTGACCGCGCTAAAGGTCTCTCCGGTCTCCGCAAGGACCGGCTCTGTCTGGGTCAGGTTCTCGATCCGGCGCAGGATCACGTCGCAGTATGCGGGCGAGATCTCGCAGCCGTAACCGGCTCGATCGAGTACGTGGGCGGCGGCTATCGTGGTCCCGCTCCCGAGGAACGGATCAAACACGATGTCGCCGGGATCGCTGAAGGCTTTTACGAAGAACTCGACAAGCGGTCGCGGGAACGGAGCCGAGTGCGATCCCTGACTACTCTCGGTCTTGACCTCGATCACGTTGCTCGGGCGCGCGATCCCGCCATGCCGTCCATCGAGGTTGTTCGCATTGCGGCGAGTGGTCTGCCAGGAATCGTGGTTCTTACCCTGGTCCGCCGCCGCGCCGCGCGGCCCGGTGCCCAGGAGGCCGCTGCCGGATGTGGACGTAGGGTTGTCGGGCGAGTAGTCGAAACAGTCGTCCGACCAGTGACCTACCTCCTTCGGCCGGAACTTGATCTTCTCCTGACGGCAGAAGTGAAACACCGGCTCCCAGGCGTTCTTGAAGCGGTTACCCCAGCCACCCGGTACGCCATCGTCGGTCTTGCGCCAGCAGAGTTCGTCTACAAATCGCCAGCCCCACTGCTCGACATGGGCGATGGTTAGCTTCTTGACGTAGAGATTGCGTTGGCCGCCGTCGGCGTGCTCCTTGATGTTGAGAAAGTAAGAGCCATCGGGTACCAGAATCGCTGCGATGTTCGCGGCCACGTCGCGGAACCAGGTCACGTACTCCCCGGGTGGGACGGGCCGGAACCCGCTCGACGGATCGTACGCGCGCTGCGAGGCATAGGGCGGCGATGTGATCGCCATGTTCGTCCGCTTCCCATCGAATAGCCGCGCCACGACCGCTGAATCGCGGCAATCGCCGCAGATCAGTCGGTGTTTTCCGATCGACCAGACGTCCCCGGACCGCGTGACCGGATCAACTGGCGCCTCGGGGATCTCTTCTTCCGCGCCAGGCGACTCGCCGGACGCCGGTTCGGCATCCGCCAGTAGCGTTCGAAGCTCGTCTTCCGTGAACCCGAGGACTTCGAGGTCGAGGTCGGCCTCCTTCAGGTCGGCCAACTCGCCCCGGAGCAAATCATCGTCCCATCCTGCCTGTTCGGCCAGCTTGTTATCGGCCAGGATGTAGGCCCGCTTCTGCGTTTCCGAGAGGTGATCGAGCACCACGACGGGCACGTGATCGAGCCTGAGTTTGCGCGCCGCGAGCAAGCGTCCGTGCCCGGCGATGATGCCGGCGTTGGTGTCCACGAGGATGGGGTTGTTGAAGCCGAACTGCGCGATGCTGGCCGCGATCTGTGCCACCTGTGCGTCCGAGTGAGTGCGCGCGTTGCGCGCGTACGGCACCAGCTTGTCGACCGGCCAGAGCTCGATCCGCCTGGCCATTGCCTGGGAAGTCTCGGGTGGCAACTCAGTGGCAACCATTTTTCGGACCTGTCGCTAGCGAAATCGCGCCACCTTGCCACCCGCCGCCGCCCAGGCCCAGGAAGGACCCATCGGTCTCACGCCAGCCAGTTGCCAGCGCATCGGCGATGAAAGGTAGCATTCGAATCAGCTTTTTTTCAGGCGATCAGCTTCTTCCCGTTCCGAACGAACGCGCCACGCACCCATGCCACGTACCGCCCGCCGACCTTGCGTTGTCGATGTTTCACGCGACCAGACAATCCGCCAGCACCTGCGTGAAGATCCCACGCGTGGAGAAGACCACGCCGTCCTCGTCCTTCTGGGCCAGGCGCCGTAGCTTCCAACAGCGTCCGTGCTCGAGGTTCTCGACGAAGCTGTAGCGCGTGCCGGCCCGCGCGTGCGTTTCAACGGGGCTGCTGCCGTCCTCGCGCCGCAGCCAGATCGCCTTCAGATGGCCCTTGCGCCCGTAGGAAGGCTTCACGAACCCGCCCGCGATCAAGCGCTTTGCAGCCTCCATCGAGCGGAAGCCAAGGGACGTTCCATCTGGCGCGTAGTACGGGATTTGCTCAGCGGGCTTCATTTGGACACACTTCGGGTACGGCACGGAAGGGAAGGAGTTTTGCGAGAGTCCCGTCTCTCGTTGCTACTGCTTGTGAGAGGAGTTCTTCGGAGGGTGCGCCTTGCGCTTGCCTGACGAACTGCGCCTTCGATGTAAATATACGCAGGCGGCAGGGAAAGTGTAAACTCCGACGGGCCAAATTGCGAAAATTGCATTATGGCTCACATCGTCAAGAGGGACGATTGCATCTGGTTCAAACATCTGCCGCCAGATCTTCGAGATATCCTCTTGCGCTTCGCAGTTTCTGAACCAATCACATTGCTGTTGAATGGTCACGAAACCGTCTGGTGCCGCATGCGAAGCGGCCCATCTGGCCCAACGCCGGGGATTCGGATCATTAATGGGGCTGAGGTCTGGAGATCCCTTCCTCGCGGGGTTGAGTTCTCATTAGCCGTTGGAGTCCATCGGGACGTGCAGGTGCACACGAGCCCACCGGTGGTCGATCTGAGAAAACATGCGGCGGGGTTCCCGGATAAGGATCTGCTCTTTGGAGAATATCTCTTCGCAGATTATTCCGGGGCTGCTGCGGAGCACTCTCAGCGAAGGGCGATAAAGGTGGCCACTGCCGCGCCGGAGCGCCCGGCGTCATTGGAACTGGGCAGTTTCACGCGAGAATCACTTGTGGATTTCATGCATCGCAAACTGCAGTCCGCATCGGAGCGTGGCGTCAGAATGTGTCTGGGCCAGGATCATTCCTACGGCTTTCCCTTGGGTCTGGCGCAGGAACTTGGGAACGATGCCCTGCCATGGCGATCTGCCATCGCAAGCTTGCTCGATGGAAGCTATGGAGACGACGCGTCTCGTTTCACCGGTGTCGCGGAATTCGCGGCGGGAATCAACGCGTGGCTTCGCGCGCACGGGAAGAAAGACTATTTCTGGTCCGCCACCCAGAAGGGCTATGGGCTGCCAACGAGCAACCCGAGAAGCCGGGCGGATAGCGGTTTCTCGCGCATTACTGATACCAGGCCGAGTTCTTTCGGACGCGGTTCGCCGATGCCGTTCAGCAGGGTCGGGGATAACGGGTCCGTTGGCGGGCAATCTCTCTGGGGGATTTCGATGCTGCGTCAGCTGATGGCACGGTGCGACCGGGATGGAATTCGCCTTCGGTGTTGGCCGTTCGACGGGTTGTCGCTCACATTGCCGGAATACGAGAACGCGCATGTGCTGGTCGAGGCTTATCCGTCAGCACTTCGGGGCGTTGAAGTTCCACAGTCCGATGAAGCTGATGCTCTTTGCACCGCTGAAGCGCTTCGAGTGGCGGATATGGAAGGGCAACTCGGTACATTGCTCGATCTCTCCGGCATAGCCGATGAGTTCAAGCCAGCGATTAGGTTTGAGGGTTGGATTGTTGGACAGCGGATATGACGGACCGTCTGATCCAAGGCTGCTCAACATCGGGATTATAGAACCGCATTCGCGTCTCCCTGGGCGACGGTCCAATTAGCTCGATCGACTGGCGGGTGACCTCGCCGATCCGTTGTTCAGCGCCGACATAGCAGACCAACCCGTACGGGGGCCCGATGGGGTGGCGCTCGTATCCGTCGCAGAAGTACAAGTTCTCCATGGACCATCCGAGTGCCAGTGCCTGATCGCGGATTTGATCGACGAAGCCGCGCGCCCGGGCGAGCCTCTCAGACTCCGGGCTTATTCTTGCCGGGGCTGGCTCAACCGGCTTCGGCTTCTCGAACTCGTCGGGCAGCGGCGGCCGATATTTCTCCAGATCGAGATTCCGCAAGCCGTCCAGCAATGTCTGCTCGCCGAATGCCTTGATCGCGCGTGCCTGAACATCGTTGAAGCGCTGCCGCAACTCGTCGAACGCTTCCGCCGGCACGCGCCCGGCGTCTGCGGCGGACTTGACTCCATGCATCCTGAGCTTGAGCCATGCGAAGTACTCCGGATCGAGGCGCCGGTAGCAACGGTCGTTGATCTGGCAGTCGCGCGCAATGAAGCCCGGATCACGCGGGCACCAGACTCTCAGGTCGGTCGAGACCCAGAGTATTTCAGAATCGTTACAATCTGCGGGGACTCGCGGGGACTCTGCGGGGACTGAAATCGACGAGTCCCCGCACCTTAACTCATTCTGGTTCAGTGGCATAGCTGGATTTGCGGGGACTTGCGGGGACTTTCGAGGGGTCGGAGCCCATACGCGTATGCGCGGGTCACGTGATGTGCACAATGCGTTGTGTGCATATTCTCGTATGCGTGAAAGGGGGAAAGAGTCCCCGCAAGTCCCCGCAAATCGTTGTAAGTATATGGAGAACAGTCACTTAACCTGCGGGGACTCTCCAAAATGAGTCCCCGCAGAGTCCCCGCGAGTCCCCGCAATTTGTAACAAACAAAAACGGCTGGTTTAGGCATCAGCCACCACCTTCCATCGCGCGACTTTGCCGTGCGCGTCTCCGCTGGCGCGCTCGACGCGCATCTGGCGTTTGCCAAACCGCCGACCCCGGCGCGAATTGAATGCGACGCCCAGCCGCTGCTTGAACTGCCCTTCGCGGTCCATCCAGCGGGTCAGGTCGATCGGGAGCGCATTCCGCAATTCCTCCGCGCGATCGGTGAGGACGGACTGGCGCACCAGTTCCTCGTAGGATTTCTCGTTGAGCCTCTCCCACAGTTCGGCAATGGTGAACGCCGCACCCTGGAATGCATCCTCGATCGCCTCCAGAAAGGTCTCCCAGTCGGTCCGTTCAATGTCGGATTGCTCGAACAGCTTTTCGCTGTTGGCCAGGAAGCCTTCGACGCGGGCGTATTCGAGAATCCCGGCAACAACCTCGGTCCAGCGTTCAAAGCTGCCCACCGGCGGAACGGATGACTTCGGTTGGCCCGCCGCAAACCAAGCGCGCGCCAGCGTCAGCATGGCGATGAGCAGATCCCGGCGGTGTTCGACGAGATACTCCTTCAGCCGTTCATGTTTGAAACCAGTGCGCCGGAAGGGATCGGAGCAGCCGGCGTCCATGCGAATCCAGTAGCATCGCCGCGCCATGTCGCCGCCGAGCTGTAGGTTATTGCCGGTGGCGATCCAGGAACAACGAACCGGCACCGACACAGTCTGGGATTTGCCGAGCAGCCGGTCCCGGTGCATTTCGCCGGTGATGACCTTGGCCAGGTCGCCCCAGTCCACCGTCGTCGTGACGTTGTCGATGATCACCAGCGGCGGGGCCTCGATCAGGATGCTCGTCAACTGCTTGCGCCACTCTTCTGGTTCCGTTGGCGCGGACATCAACTCCGCGGCGCGCCCGGTGAGAATGATGGCGATCACTTCGGCGAGCAGCGTCTTGCCCGTCCCCTGGGTGGTCGCGTCAAAGAGCGCGAGCGGCACGGGCCCGCTGATAATATGGCGGCAGACCGACGTCAGCATCGCGCCGACGGCATTGGCATAGCTCGACTGATCGACGAAGGGGAAGTCGCCGATAGCGTCGCGAATCACCTCGAGGGCAACCTCGATGTGGTCGCTGCATGGCTGCTCAGGAATCTCGATGTCCTCCAAACCCGGGGAGGGGACGAGGTACAAGCGGCTGGCGGCGTCATACCCAGGCTGCGCGAGAACCGTGCCGTCCGGCCGCAGGGTGGGTGCTTCGACAACCGCCTCGAGTACAGGAAACCCCCAACTGGCTGGGTTCCGCGCCTGGATGTTCTTGGCGACGTCCAATGGAGGCGGCACCTCCTTCCGCACGCCGCGCGCGGAGAGCTCGTAGAAATCGGCGGCCTGTGCCAGGTAGTGGCGCAGCTTCGTCTCGTCAAAGTCGGCGATGAACGGACGGCCCAGTTCTGTGGCTTCAATGCACGCGATGCGACAGGCGCGGACGAAGAGCTGGGGCGGCGTGTTCGATGATCTCAGCGCGTCGAAGCCGTCTTGGCAAATTGTTCGAAACGGGCGATCGTTGACCTGGATCTGGGGAATGCTCGGCGTCGCTGCTGCCTGACCGGATCCCGGCTGCGGATCTGGAGTGCTGCCATCGTTGCAACCGTCCTGGCCGGCGACAACCGATGCCTGGGAGATGGCTTCATCGATGGCGGCGCGCGTGCCGCCGCCCGCAATCCAATCCGATGCATCCTTGCCGACAGGGATTTGAACGATCCGCAGTTCCTTGACACGATGCCGAATGGCCTGGAACACGATCTCGGCGTGCTTTTGCCCGGGCGTGTCATTGTCGGGGAGAATGACCACCCGCTTTCCCTCAAGGCTCTCGGTGTAGTTCTTCAGCCACTTGCCCGCGTGGTTGCACGCCCCGCCCGGATTGCATGTCGCTACGAACCCGAGCTGCTCCAGGCTCTCGACGTCCTTCTCACCCTCGACGACTAGCACCTGCTCGGCGGCCGCCACCTTGGGCAGGCGATACAACACCCGGCTGATGCCTTTGATGTTGTACTCCCATGAGATCCCGGCGCTGGTTCCATCCATCTTGACGACGCGCCGCCGCTGTCGAAACGTCTTCGGCTCGTACCGCACCACCTGAAACAGGAACTCCCCATTCGCATCGGTGTAGTCATAGGTGGCGACTTCCCTCAATTTCGCCGGCCCCCGGATCGGCCGTCCCACGATGGAGTTCACTTCCTGGCGGCATTCTTTCCATGGGCGCCCGGATAGTTCCTGTTCCAGTTGCAGGATGTTCCAGCCGCGGCCGCACTGCGAATGACAGTACGCAAGTCCGTTCTTCGGGTTCACCGCAAAGTTGGCGTCGTCGCCTTGATGGACGGGGCAGGAACCGCGCCACTCCGGGCCCGCCTGCTTCAGGCCCGGAAACCGCGTTCGGTAGTAGCTCGCGACCTCGGATGAATTGAAATCCGCGGCCTTCATTCCGGCCTCCGCGCCTCATGCAGCAGGAAGGACAGAAACGTGTTCCGCCTGTCCACCTGCTGCTTGAGCGCGCAGTTCTCGATTCCCCAGTGATCACCGAGGAGGATGACGGCCTTTTGTGCGCGCGTCACCGCCGTGTAGAGCAGATTTCGGTGGTGCATGAAGGAGTGTGACTTGTGGGTGATCACGATGGCGCACGGAAACTCGGAGCCCTGCATCTTGTGGATCGAAGTCGCGTAGGCGAGCTGGAGGTTGTATTCCTTGGCGCTCTCCTTCGAAATCTCGACGACACGCCCTTCGAAATCGACGGCAAGCCCATCCTTCGGGTCGTTGTCGACGATGAAGCCCACCGCGCCGTTCATGACGCCGAGGTCGTAATCGTTCTTGGTCTGAATGACTTTATCGCGCGGCAGGAACTCAGGCCGGTGGCCGAGTTCAACCGGCGGCACCTGGACGCCGAACAGTTTCCTCTGGATGAGACGCTGCAGGACCGTGTTCAACTCGATGGTGCCGAGCGGCCCTTTGTGTGTCGGCGTCAACACCTGCACGTCCTGAAGTAGATCGAAGCCGAGGCGTTCGGCCAGCACCTCTTCGAACAGCTTCTCCAGGAAGAACCGGACATGCTCGCGATCGGTGAAGTTGTTGACGACATACCAGGGCCGGTAGCCGTCAACCTTCTCGTCGCACGTGGGGCGCACCACGCCGTCCAGGATTGCGGTCGAGTTTTCCTTAAGCACACCGGCCTGGCGGATGATCTTGGTCAGGACGGTCGTCGGGATAGCTCGGGATTGGACCAGATCCCGCAGGACGTTTCCGGGGCCTACCGGCGGCAACTGATTGTGGTCGCCGACCAGCAAGACAGCAGTGCGGTCAAGGTCGATCGCCTGAAACAGTTGGTACATCAGGGGAACATCGACCATCGAGACCTCATCGACGACGAGGAAATCAGTTTCGATCTTCTGCTCGGGGCCCATCGAGAAGGTCTTCCCGTTGAAGCCGAGCAGTCGATGGAGAGTGCGCGCGGGACGCTTTACCGACTGTTCCAGCCTCTTCGCGGCCTTGCCCGTTGGCGCAGCCAGTTCGTAACTGAGACCCAGGTCCTCGCAGGCGCCGATCAGGGACTTCAGTGTGAACGTCTTGCCGCTGCCCGCGCCGCCGGTCATCAGGGAGATGGAGAACTCGAACGCATTGTCGATGGCCGCGCGTTGCTCTGGGTTCAGCAGTTCGAAGAAGACGCCCGATGGGATGTTGTCCTCCCAGTGCGGGTTCCGCGCCGACGCATGGCGGAAAACGCCGGCGAGGTACTCCTCCATTTCGTGAATCTCGGGGTCTGCCACAACCAGCCGCTCATAGGGGCAACAGACCAGGCGCTTCTCGCCAAGGAGACCTTCGAGTTGCCCTTCGATCAGTTCACGGCTGTCCAGGTTGTCGAGCACCAGAAGAGTGTTGGCCCGGTCGAGCAGATCTTCGTATTCGACCCAGCAGTCCCCGTCGTCGAGCGCGGACTGGATCGTGTAGAGAATCCCGGCATGCAATCTCGCCGGCAGTTCCTTGGGCGTTCCGAGACGCCTGGCGATCTTGTCCACCCGCTTAAAACCGAAGCCCGGCACTTCGCTGATGAGAATGTACGGGTTCTCCCGGAGCATCGGCACAACATGGTTCCCGAAGTTCCCCACCAGCTTGGTCACCTGAAAATGAGTAAGGCCGAAGGCAGCCAGGTAGGTCATGGCCGCGTTGAGTTTGCTGCTCTCCACCCAGATCCGCTGGAGCTCGTCAATCCGCTCCAGGGAGACCTTGGCTACCGCCGCGACGGTGGCGGGTGTCTCGCGGATCACCCGGTCGAAATCCGCGCCGAAGGTATCCGCGATCAGTTTCGCTTTCGCCGGGCCGATGCCGCGGATGTCTGGGTGGTTCGCGAGGTAGTTGGCAAGGCCCACAGGATCGAGATCGACCTGCGCGTCCAACCATTCAACAGCGAACTGCCGACCGTACTTCGGATGGTCCTCCCATCGGCCGCGGAGAGACACGGGATCGTTTTCCCGGATGAACACCTTGCCGGCAAAGCGGACGAACTTTCCATCCTCTGTCCGGAGCCGCCCCGCTGAGAAGTTGGCGCCGGCGTGGTACACCGCCTGCACCACGCCGCAAATGCTCGCCCCCGCCGAAGCTACGTTTGTTCGAACCATTGAGTCCTCCTATCCGCCGCGCGCAGCAGGTAGCCTTCGACGAACCGGCAGGCGATCTGCCTGTTGGAGCAGAAGAACACCGGGACGCCAAAATCCACGGCGACGGCAAGGGCGCTTCCCAGAACCGAGTGGGGATGAGCATCGCCCCGATAGCGACCCGCCAGGACGTCGCCCAAATCGGCTTCGACAACGACGCATGCCCGGGCGTAGCGCTCCAGACGCCGGAGTTCGCGGTAAAAGCGGCCGCGCGCCCGAATGACGGTGCCAACGAAGTCGTCGAGAGTCTTACGCTCCACCGCAACCATCTGCTCCAGGCCGGCCACCGAGTAATCCCCGGCCGGTAGTGCCCGCCGAACCGCAATCACCAGCCGGGAATCAAATCCGTATGGCTCCTGCTCGCGCGTGTCGATGACAAACGTGACCGGCGACCCATCAGAACGGGACAAGGGCATCTCCGGCCTCGCGCTGATAGCGGTTGGTGCTGGCGGCGGTTTCGATGCGGCGATTGAAGTAGATGTTTTCGTTCTCGCCCTTGGTCTTCTTGGTGACCTCCAGCTTCACGTCAAGCAGTTTGTCCAGGTGCTTCGGAAGCTCCGACAGCTTGTCGAGGTCGAGCCCGCAGAGATGCAGGTCCGTCTTCACGTACTTGAGCGTGTTGTGCGTGAAGACGCTGTTGCGCCACAGAAACCGGTTCGCGAAACGGGGCGCCAGGATGCGTAGCGTCCACTTCAACATCGGGTTACCAGTCGAGGACTGGGTCAACTCCACCTTCTCGACCGCCACCTGATACTTGCCATCAGGGACGCTCTCGAAGTCGCCCCGCTCCGCGGTTGCTTCAGTCTGGAAATCGTCGTCGAACTGTGCCAAATCGATTGATTGCTTACCCATTGGGTTTCTCCTTTTTCGGAATGACTACTTGCTGGCCGCCGCCGGAGCGGGCTTACCCGCAGAGGCCGGCTTAGCGGCGGACTTCGCGGCGGTTGCCGCGTTGAATGCTTCGAGGAAACTGGAAAAATCGAGGTCGAGAGTCTCGGGGAGCCGCCCTGTGCGGTCGCCGGCCTCGTAGTAGAGACTCGGCTTCGTGCGTATCACCCGGCGGACCGTTGGCTCGCCGTCGCCGCCAGTCTGGACCTCCAGGTCGCAGAACAGCACCATGTCGGCCATGCCCAACACGATCTTGCGGGCCTTGTCTGGCAGCGTCGGGACCACGCGAGTGTATTTGCCGGTGCGCGAATCCATCTCCATCTCCTTCGCGTGGGAGATCAGGAACAGGCCGCAGGGCAGGAAGGCGAGCTTCGTCAGCACCCGCTGGAATTCGTTGTTGATCAGCGCGTAGCCCTTGCCGTAGCCCAGATCGGATTCGTGCTCGATCTTGAATTTCTTCAGCACGTAGTCCGTGCAGAACTTGTAGGCGTTGTCGATCGTGTCGATGATCACCGTCTTGAAGGGGTGGTTCCCTTCGCTGATCTCGGCGCAGACGTTGAGCAGGTCATCCCAGGTGAGAATCGGGACCTGGAAAACATCGAGGGCGTTCAGTCCCGGCTCGGTGGCCAGGAACAGCGCGCCCTCGGCCTGAGAGCAGAGCGTCGTCTTGCCGATCTTGGTCTGGCCGTAAACCATGACGGTCAAATCGGCCAGGCTGTTTTTGGACGCGGTCTTCGTTGTTGGTAATAGAGGCATCGTGTGTCCTTTCAGAAAGCGGGTTCGTTGGCCGGCGCGCGTAGCTCTTCGTGCGGCGCCTCGATGGTGTAGAAGTTCTCGATCACGTTCGAATTGCCGTTGGAGCGGCAGATTGGGAAGTAGGCGCAGGGCCGGTTGTAGTTGAAGCAGAAGGCTGTGTTCTGGTAAAAGACCTTCCGCCTGCGAGCGTCGAGGAGCGCCTGCGTGAGTTCCCAGAGTTCAGCCCGCAAGATGTCGAAGCGGTCCCGCGACAGGTAGAGCATTTCGCGGTGGAACATCTCCGGCTCGAGGTACTTCACCGCCATCCGCGCCTGGAACTCCTCGTCTGATTCCGGCAGCTTGCGCTTGGCCGTGGTCTTGCCGGTCTTCGACTTTTCCAGCAGTTCGGCGCGCCGGGCCTGGTACTCCTCCTCCGTTTCGCCTTTGCTCTGCTGAAGCCGCGCCTTGCCGAGGACGTTGTAGATGATGCCGGTGATCGGGATGCCGAGCGCCTGCTCGACGTAGTAGGAGTAGATGGCGATCTGGAAGTCGGTCCAAAGCCGCTCCAGGTAGTCAGCGTCGATTGTGGCGGCGGTCTTGTGTTCGAGGATGTAGTGGTCGCCACCGATGCGTACGATGCCGTCGACCTTGCCTGCCAGCACAAAGCTGCGGGAAGAGGCGCCCGTGGCGGGATTGATAATCGCGCCTTCGAACGTCTTTTCCAGGGCGACGATATCGAACTCTTCTTGCGGATAGCGCGCGGCGTAGCCGGTCATGATGGCGCGCGCCAGATGCCAATCACGGCGGACATCGTCATCGTCGCGGCGAGAGGCGCATGCCCGGTCGATGAAGTCGAGAACGGCGGGGAGGTCGCGGGTCCCGTGCCAGGTTTGCAGGCACTCGTGGATCAGCGATCCGAAGCTGAGGTTGGGGTCTTTCTCCCGGGGAGTGAGACCAATCTCGTATCGGTACTCGCAGGCCTTCCGGCAGTTCCGGAAGAGCGACCACATGCTGTAAGTGGAGGTCATCGGCGCGGAGCTCACCGGGAGCCTCCAGCGACGAAGTAGTTCGGCCCGATGCCAACGGAAAGAAACGCCTCGCGGATCTGCTGCTTCCGCCTGCTGATCATCTGGCGGGAACATCCCAGCGCCTCGGCGGTTTCGACCGTGGAGTACCAGAACAGCGCGAGCGCGGTCTCTTGCACGGTGCTGGGCAGCGGAGCCACTGCCCGTTCCAGATCGATCCGGAATTGCCGGAGTGACGCTGGACTTGGAACTGAGCCCCTCGACGGGAGGTCTTGCGGCTGGCGGCCCTCGGCCAGGCGGTACCGCAGGATGGAGGTCAGTTCCTTATCCATCACCCGCGACGCGAACGTCCGGACGGATGCCTTCTCGCTGTCGAACTTCGGCCAGCGTGTGAGAAAGGTCAGGACGAGCTGGCTCTCGACGTCCTCGCGCTCGTCGACGCCCAGCCCGCAGCGGCGAACGAAAGCGTTCGCCTTCCGCCCGGCGAGATCCTGGACTACGGGGAGAGCCTGGTCAAGTGTGAGATCAACCACGGCGACCTCCCTGGAGTTCGATCTCCATGGAGAAGGGCAACCCGTGCCGCACCTCGAGCTCGCGAATTTCGCCGGAATCGACTTCGCGCACGTAAGCGAAGAATTCAGCGACCTGCGGCCGAAGCTCGGAATTGGGTTCGGCGGGCTTGCCCGCGTTGGGCGGCGTCGCGAACTTGACGTCGCGCACGGTGGCGGGCCAGGGATCGAGCACCAGTTCGCCGCCGCGGATCTGCAGGTATTCGAATCTGCCGAAGCCGAGCCGCTGCATCGCTGCAAGGAAGGTCGCCTCGGACGGCAGCATGTCCTGGGTCGTGATCGGCGGCGTCATCGCGCCACCTCCTGGGGGAGGTCGCCCGAGGACTTCTGCGCAACGATCCAGGCATCCACGTCATCCGGACGATACCGGACCAGCGCGCCGATCTTCACGTACTGCGGGCCGCGTTTTTGGCTGCGCCACTTCCGCAGCGTCAGAACACTGATCGAGCAGGATTCCGCTACCTCGTGTTCGTTAAGGAGTCGCTGTTGTGTGTTGAGCTTCATCTCGATGCTTGCTGCGGCATGTTTCCCGCAACCTCTGCATCGAGAATGCCCGAGATGGCTTTGTCAAACGATAGGAGATACCGAACACTTTCCGAAGAGTTTCCGAAAAGTTCAGCGCCTGCGCGGAGTCTTGATCCCGGCTGGCAATTCGCCCCTCAGCAACGCCTCGGGCGTCAGGCCCATCCGCTCGGCCATGGTCTTGAAGTTACTCCGCTGCATCTCGCCGGTATCGAAAAAATTGCGCAGAGTCTGTTCCGTGATCCCCGCCTGGATACTGAACTCGGCTTGATTTAGAACCCGTGCGGCCATGTAGCTGTTGATTGCGGCGACCGCTTCCTGGGTTCCGACGGTGCGCTTACGGCGCGTTTCGGGTTGCGACAGCACCGCACGCTGACCTCCGTGCCTGAGCCAATCAAGCGTCAGTTTGCCGTCGGCGGCGAACGGATAAAGCGGCAGGATCTGCACCGCGCCGTCCCGGAACAGCCGCTCGTGTTCTGTTCGTTGTGGAAGCGCCAATGGTGTGAGCAGTACCGGGGCGCCGCTAGAGCTTTCAAGTCGTGTCATCCGACCGAGGATAGCGTCCATTTCGGGCTGGCCAAGCAGCAGATGTACTTGCAGACTGATCCCTGCCACTACTTTCACGCCCACGAAAGCGAGGCCGCTGTCCAGAGACTGCCTAGAGTCTGTTATCTCGTTATCCGCGCGAAGTTTGTTGATCAGAGCACCGACCGAAACGGCATACTGGCGGACGTCGTCGTCGGTGAGGCGAACGGGCTTGCAGTAGTTATCAGAGGCGGCAACACCGTAGATGGCTCCACCCGCGCGCCGTACCAGCAGCGGTCCGCCGGCACCGAGCCGCGCCGGTCGCCCAATCTCATCCGCCGCGGCGGTCTCCTTCAGCACCCCTTCTTCGAGCAGCCGCGCAACATCAGCGACGGGGAATCGGGCTAGTTCGGCGGCGAGCACCACCGGTGCCTCGTCCCCAGCCAGCAGGCGTAATACGTACTGGAGTGGGCTTTCAGACACTGAGGATCTTCCACCGCCGCAGGTAGCGGAAGATGTCCTCGGCGTGGGTGGCGCGTTTGAACGAGATTTTGTTGGTCCCGCTGATCTCGACGCGCTTTCCCCGACCGTCGTCAGGGAACCCGATCTTCAAAACGGCCTTCTGAATCGTCGCGCCCGAAAGGCGCTTCCGAAGGTAGTTCAGCTGCAACGTGTCCAGAACATCCTTGGAACGGACAACGAAGCCGGGCGTGTGCTTCTGCTTCAGCTTGAAGTGGAGCTCAACCAGGGAAGCCGAATCCCCGTCGTCTACATCCAGCGTAAAATCCTCACAGGCGATGACGCCGAGCGTGAATTTCTGGGCCGACTCCGGCTTCTCGAATAGCTCGGAATCGCCGAAGCAGCATTCGGCAAATGCCGTGCGGAGGGTGCGCTCCTCGTTCTCGAAACGCGCTTCGATCTCCACCTGACCGGTCTCGCTGTTGTAGCTGATGAAGTCCTGCTGGGCCGGGCGCAATACGGTGGGGGACACCTTGGGCTTGATGCGTGACCCTTGGAAGACCAGCATCGCCTGTATGCGCTTCTCGTGATAGACGATGATGTTCGTGTACGCGCCTTCCTGATACTGGCGCACCAGCACGCGGTCGCTGTTCTTGTCGTCCTTGAAGAGCGCCGATAGCTTTTGCTGTAGCCGGTCGGTGGCGGCGGGAACGTCGGCGATGGCCAGGCCGGCCTCGCCCTGGAAAACTGAAAACCTCTCCGCTTGGTGGAGCGCGCAACGGTCGTACGCCAGGTTGAAGGCATCCTCGTTCTCGGCGCGGACCTTCAGGCTCAGGCACTCGACGGGCAGGTTTCCCTCGGGATCGGGTTCGTAGTTGTGGTCCCGGCAGGCGGCAATCAGGTCCTCGTGGCCGCGTTCATTGGAGAGGTCGTAGGCCCGATAGAGTCCCTCCATGAACTGGTCCTTGTGCTCGCCGTCGCCATTGAGGATGAAGTCTTTGAATGCTGGCACGTCCAACGACGTGGCGTCGGCCTGGAGACCATCGCCCCAGATGCCCGTGTACGAATGCAGCACGCCCTCACGGCCCTGGAATTTGTCCAGGAAACGATCTGCGTTGAACGCCCGATGCTTCACCATATTCGTGCCCGTGCCTCTTTACTCTGTTGGCCGCCCTTCAGCGCTCGCCACACCGGGTTGAGCCAGGCTTCCCGGCGAAGGCAGTGCCTTCGCGGGACCGGCCAGACGCTTGGGTGTCTTCGCCGATGCCAGTTTTTTGATGGATGGTTCTGCCGGCAAGTTTTCGGGCACAACTCCGCCCAGTTGCTGGATGGTCGCTCTTACCGCCTCCCCGACCTGACGGTGTGTGTGAACAGCGAGTTTTTCACCCTTCACCTTCTCCCTGCGCAACTTGTCTTCCGCCTGCGTGATCCGGAACTCGTTAGCCGCCAACTCGGTACGCCCGGCTCGGTCCAGCAGATCGTCCTTCGGCGAAATGCCTTTGCGCGCCTTGATGTCCTGAAGGCCGAATCCGTACAAACCCCGGTATCCGGCGTCGTGAAACAGACCGTAGTTCTGGACGCCCGCATCCTTCGCCGCCGAATTCAGGCTGCGGTTGGCCTCTTTCACCCGCTGCCGCATCTCTGCCCTCCGCAACTCGGGGCTCTGATCCCGGATCTCCTGACGGCGGGTCTGCACTGCGAAGTAGGTCTGGGCGAGGCCCACTGCCGCTTTCCGGGGATCACCGTTCATCGCGATCAGGTAGCAGGCATACCGGGAAAGAAACATGTCGGTCCTCTGGACTTCCGCTCCCTTTCCAGCCTGTATCCCCTTCGTGACCTCATGGAACTGATCACCTGCGTCCACTCCGGCACTCTCGCATGCCATCTTTGCCTTCTCTATCACATTCGCGAAGTTCTCCCAGCTGGTATACCCTAGCAGCGGTTGAAGGTCACGTGCCATCCAATACGCCACCCCGTTGGGAGAAACCCGTTTGCATGCCTCCAATTGATTGACTAGAAGCGGTCTGGCTTGATCCAAGAGGACCTCCTTCCCCCAAAGGTTAACAGACGAGCGGGGGTTCGCACAATAGCCGTTTTCCATCTTGCGCAGTCTTTTCCATTTATTGACTTCCCGCCCTTGCTGGTCATATACTGGATCTTCCTGAGGGCCAACCAATGAAATTCCGCGACGACCTACTCAAGCGTATAGAAAAGAAGGAACTGGAGATCCGGGATCTGGAGAAGCAGCTCGCGGCAGCCAATGCCTACCTCCAGGCGCTTCAGGAAACCATTCGGATTCTCCCGAAAGAACCATTCGGAAGTTCTGCTTCCCCCGCCCAAGTTCTGCGGCCGGGAAGCGCGGTGGCGAAGGCGCGCGAGGCGATCCTGAAGGCCGGCAAGCCCTTGCATATCACGGAGCTCTTGAAATCGCTCGGCCGCCCGGTGGACAAGAATAGCCGGGTCTCGCTGAGCGGCTCGCTCAGCGGCTACGTGAAGCGGAATGAGATTTTCACGCGCCCCGCTCCGAACACTTTCGGTTTGATCGAACTCAACCACAGCGAGATGCCGGAGGATGAACCGCCCGAAGATTTCGGATCGCTCCCCGAGGACGAACAGGAGACGCCGGAAGCGCCAACTACTGGCATAACGGACGACGATGTGCCCTTCTGACCTTCCGTTGCGGAATCGTACCGGCACCTTGTCATCGGCTGCCGAACTTGAATCCCCATTCGATTGCCCGTCCGAAGTTCCAACGGCACCGATCTTCTCATTCCGGAAAGCTGGGCACACGTCGGTGTCTTCAATGATCGACAATGGTCCTTACGGGAAAGGACATGGGACGGTCGCGATGGCCGCTCCGGCCTGAAGAGGATACGTGTCGACGAGCTACCACGCCAAGTACTTCGGCCACGAGTTGACCCGCCGGTCCGGAACGGACGGCGTTGAGAAGCTGTCGGTTTCCCTGTTCGATGCCGCCGTCGATCTGAACCCGTACCAAATTGAAGCGGCGCTGTTCGCGTTCCGGTCGCCTCTATCGAAAGGCGTGCTGCTGGCCGATGAAGTTGGCCTTGGCAAGACCATCGAGGCGGGACTGGTGCTGTGCCAATGTTGGGCTGAGCGTCGCCGGAAGTTGCTCGTCATTTGCCCCGCATCGCTCCGCAAGCAGTGGAGCATGGAACTCTCGGAGAAGTTCCATCTGCCCAGCGTCATCCTAGATTCGGCATCATACCGGGACGCAATCCGCGAAGGGAGCGCTTCGCCCTTTGCCGCGCATGGGGTCGTTATCGTCTCTATGAACTTCGCCAGCCGCACGGCGGGCGAGGTGCAACTCGTACCGTGGGACCTCGTCGTAATCGATGAGGCCCATAAGCTCCGGGGCGCATACCGCACGAGCAACAAGATGGGCCAATCCATCCGCACG